TACACTCTAGGGTCGCCGGCACATACACGCTGTATTTCCTCATATATTACCGCTTGTGTTTCTGGAGTTTGATTTTCAAATAGATAATTCCAAATTACGGTTCCGTACCCCGGGCGTCCTACTAGTTCGCCTTGCCGTATGTTAAAGGCATTAAGTAGGTCAATCTTAATCAAGTCAAAATCCACGACTGTAAATTTTTTGTTTTGATTAATTGTGTTAAATCCAATAAATGTAGGCATTGTGTATTTACTCTATTATGCTATGCGGCTTACAGCAGTTGTAACCTGTGAAGATATGCTGCCCAATGTCGATCCAACAGCACTTTGTACGCTGCCTAATAATTTGTTGGCTCCGCCTTGTAGATCTTTGAGCATGCTCTGGGCTTTGCTAATATCAAGTATAGCGGCAACGCTTGGTGAGCTAGGGTCCGGGTATCCAAAACTAGGTGTGGGTATTTTGTTACTACCAAATATTTTAGCAGTAGCCACATCTACAGTGGCTCGATTTACGGTGTTGCTAAACCCTGCAGCTGGTTGTACCGCGGCCACTAAACTATCTTTGACGCCACCTAATATGCCTCCGGCTTTTGACCCTAGTAGATCAGTTATTTTAGATAAACTGCCAAAATTACTAAGATTAGGCAGGCCCTTGGATAGGTCAGTCAGTGACGCTGTGGCTGTTTTCAATGCGCCAGCGGCGCCCGATAAGCTATTCAATGCTCCAGTAGCAGTGCCGGACAGACTGGAAAAACTGCTGAGATTCACCCCACCGAGGTTAGTCAGCCCGGCTAATGAGTTAGTAGCTCCAGTAGCAAACTGCGAGGCCTTACCTAGTGTGTCCATAGCGGTTTTTACAGTAGGGAGCCCTGGAACAATGCCCTCGACCACTGTGCCTAGACTAGGCACTCCGGGTAATTTAGAAGTTACTGATGAGGTTAATGTGTTAACCGACGGCAAACTACTTGCCCATTGTGCTGTAAGGTCTGTGCCAAATTTACTGGCATTGGTAACCAATGCTCCTACACTATCTGTGGCAGCACTTTTTAATTTATCAACCACTCCTGTTAAATTCTGCAATTTGCCCGACGTTAAATCGTTTATTGCGCCTGACCCAATGGACTGTAAATTGGTCACCGACGATGTGGCTAGCTTGGCCAGTGGTGAGTCAGCCAGGGCCGAGGTTAATCCGCTTACGTTGGGTAATCCAGCGGTTAAGTTACTAAGACTTGGTAGCTTTGATGTTAAACTAGATACATCAAAGGATAATCCAGTGCTGGCACTTAGTTGCGATAATGATATTAATCCGCTTTGAGTATACACTTGGCCCTTAAGCGCACTAATAGATGCGGTAACCGCTGGCGATATTACTCCAGCTGACGTTAAACTATTATAGCCATTTTGCATCAAAGTGGACATGGCACTATTTTGCGCCACGGCACTTTTAAGGAAATCTGTGGCGCTGTTAATGCCATTGAGACCTGTGAAGATGCCAGGAGCGCCGAGTACATCGGTTAGTGGGGCAGGGTCAAATATAAATTGTTGCCAAGTACCAGGTTTTACATATCCAGCTTGTTCTAGTTGCTGGCAACTAAGTCCGTATTGGCCAACTCCTTTGTCGTTAGTCATTACATCGGCCGGTTGATCCACAGTATTGGCTACCTGGGCCATAAGACCTTGTACCTGTGCTGATGACAGCGGGCCAATAGCAGGTGCTGTAAATCCAGTGGCATTAATATTGGCTATGGAGGCCTGCGTTATAGGATTTTCTAAAGGTGTATTAACCAAGGATGGAATACTAGCAATAGTTGGCAGGCCATTTAGTATGGCCAAGATTACTGTGTCATCAATGCCTGCGGTGCCGCGATCTAAGCGACTAAGCGCAAACTTGGCCGCGGCCGATGTAGTGCTAGTAATGCTTTGCCCTGTGGTAAATCCAGCTACAGCACCGGCGGCTACTTGACTATAAAATATATAATCTGCTTGTGCTTGTGTAGTTCCGGCAGGAGCCTCCATGGTAAATGCGGCACCCGAGGGTAAGGTATATTTAAACTGGCTCATGATGTTTTAGTAATTATAACTCCGTCTGGTACTGGTGGGGCCGCCGGTGGCGGGCTGGCTACTCCGTCGCTGAGTGTATTTGCGTTTGGTACGCCCATGTTATGATAAGGATACGGTTCGTGTGTAGGGGCACGGGTTACAATACTTTCTGTGCCAGTAGGAGCAACAACCCAGCCAGTGGTTGTGTTAAATGTTGTATTGGTCTGTAAGTATGTGGTTAATCCGGCGGGCGATTCTACCTCAATCTTAGGTCCACCATTGAGCTGTATTTGATTGCTATTAAAGCTCAAGATACTTGCAGATGCCCAACTGCCTAGCTGACTGGTCATGGCCAATGTACCGGGTGTTTTTAATCCAATAGATCCTTGACTGGCCAGGGTTAAATTACCTTTGTTTGACAGACTCATGGCTGCGTCACTTTGTAGCGTGGTGTCTTTGACGCTTTTCATGTTAATACTACCACCGGCAAACATATTAATATCGCTGTCGGCATGCAAATTTATAGTACCTTGTGTGCGTATGTTTACGCTGTTAGTGGTGTATACATCTAGAGTTCCTTCTTGACCTAGTTCAATCCAGGCCTGGCCGTTGGCGTGACAAATATATAAACAGTTGCCATCATCACTTAGCGTGATCTGATGACCTTTGCTGGTGCGTATGCGTATTAGATTATCTTGCCCTTTAAGATCACCGTCATCCATGACCAGGGTGTGGCCGCCGCGTCGAGCGATTACATTGGCTGCTGTTGGTTGAGCTGCGTTTAATTCTTTGCTGGTAATACCTGCTTCACCTGCGGCACCTGCGCCAATACCACCTTGATAGATCGCACGGCCTGGGGTGCTAATACCATAGCATCCACTAGGGCTTTCTCGTTGACTACTACTGCCTATTGATCCACGTACCTGATCATTGAGTAGGCCTTGTTGGAATAATATACCTGCTAGATAACTATGCACCGGTTTAGGTTGATCAAAATATTTAGGATTGTCGGCAATCTTTGAATTTGAGCTGTTAATTTCTGTTACTGGTAATCTTTTAGACCCGGCAAAATAACTGGCCTGGGTATCATTTTGTGTCATTGCCTGCGCTTTATCCACAGATCCAATAGCAGGAATCATGCGTATAATACCTTGATCTGGAACGCAACCTATATAGTAGCCCTGGCTTGGGTCGCCACCAACAAAGAAACATAGTACCTGGACACCAATGTCTGGAGGAGTAAACCACATACCATAACTTTGTGGATTTCCTTGTTCAAACGCACCGGTGCCAGCACTTGCTCCGGCTGGTGTGGCTCCATAAAATGGAGGGCAATAGTTTACTGTGCGCCATAACGTATCATTTTTTGGGTCGTTACCGCCAAATAATTCAATATAGACTTGCAGTCGACCAGATCTAGTATTATCGACATTATTCATCACACGGCCAACAAACGGACCCATTTCGGTGGGCATGCCACCGCGGTCCATTTTATAATTTTCGGGTTGTCCCGTATTGCGTTCTATATTCTCGCCGGCCATTATGAATCATCCTTTGCTATAACTTGTGGTCCTGCCGATGTTGTTACTGGCGTTGCTGATGATTGTTGTCTTGCAGTTAATGATGCTTTTGCAGCTAACACATTATCATATAATGGACCAGATGTGATTGGACCTGTGCCCCTAGGAAATGTTCCGCCTGCGGCTACATAGGCATTTACTGCTGCTGTTTCTTCTTCGTTTGCTACTACTTTATCCGTAGTACCAGCATTTTGTGGTGCTTGCGTATTGCTTGGTGCTACATCACCATCTGATGTTGGTGGTGCCGGTGGACTTGCCGGTTGTGGTGTTGGAGGACCATTATCAGCATTTTGTTGCGCTTCGTTTTGATACCCGCTCGATGCGGCAGATCCATTACCATCTGCATTTTGTGCTGCTTCGTCTTGATACCCATTTCCAGCATTACTATTTGTGGTGGTGCGACTCCCGGCCGCTGTAGTTGTGGCAGCTGGTGCTGGTCTGGCGGTAGTAGATGGACTAGGATTACTGGCCATGGGCAATAATGTTCCACCCAGTTCTTGTGTGAATACGCCTTTACTAAACACACTTTTGCAAGTAGTAGCCAAAAAAGCAAATGTTTCTTTGGAATCTCCAGACTTTGAATTAAGATTCATAACGCCAGTATTAAAATCATAGTCAGTAGGGCGATTGAAGCTCACAGTAAAAGTTACCTGTTGGCTATCATAGTTAATTGTGCCATCAGGATTAAACGGTTTATAATTAAAAGTTTGAGCATTAACTCCGGTTGATACCTCACCTTGTTGCAACCAAGCAGGATCTCCTACAATTTTCATGATTACTTCAGACAAATCTGCTACGCTGTATAAAAAACTTGCCGCGTTATCTGCCGCTTCGTTTACATAATTAGCCTGGCCTTGACCTTTGTTTTCACTGGTGGCCATGTAAGTACGTTTACGTTGATCACGACCGGTGGGGGCCTGCACTGCAAGATCTTCTGCACTCCCGGTTAAGGTTGTATAGTAGGCATTGTTATACTCTTGTTCATAACTTAGGACCTGAGTGTTTAATCCAGTAAACCAATAATCGTAGACCTTGTGTGGGCCGAGATAATTGCCAGGCGGAAAATATTGACTGTCCATTTGATTTATTCTATATGGACTAATAGTAAAGGTCATTCGATAAGCATTATCTCTACGTTTTTTGTCATAGCCTAATTGCTTGGCACTTACACTAATCTTATACCAGGCAATCTGGGCTTTTGGATTGGCTGTTTTACTAGGAACCCATTTTCCATCTTCGTTGTAATTACCTAACTGTTGATCTGTAATATATCGACTACTACGCATAATCTGATCAATTAATTGTACAATTTGAGTCCCGGCCAAAACCTGCCACGTTTGACTATTGACATTAACTGAATCTGTGTTGTTATCTAATTTGGCTGCCGTTGTGTCTACTGCCTTGGGCGCAGTGTTTTTATAAGTAACC